ATGATAGTAGACCATTGAGCAACTTGTTGGTAGAGGCATCGTCACCAACAAAACCGTTAAACTTAAAGTCTTTTCCTGTTGCATCTGGAACTATAAGGTTGCCGTTGGAATCCTTAAGTCTGCCGATATAATAATCGCTATTTGGATTAAACAAGTTTGGCCAAGCATCTTTTAGAACAGCAGGGTCTGAAGTATTTGATGAAAGGTTAACTGATGGATTTGCTGTGGAACTTGGGTTTGTAAAACTTATTGCATTAAACTCAAGGCCAAAATGCTGGGCAACAGCTCTAAACTGATCAAAGGTAAGCTTAAATGATGATGTGATATTTCCATTGCCGGTATTCGAGCTACCTTTTAGAATAACAAACGCATCGGTTTGCCCAACATTTGTTGTGCTTCCTAGGTTGCCTGGCAGGCGATATACCTTAGCATCAAGGCCGCCAAGAAGCGTTGGGTCAATAGGGTTTTCCTGGTTGTTACCACTGCTAGATGTTAGGGCCATAGGCTCTACATACGCAATACTCGTTTTGCCATTTACAGTAATAACAGTTGGTAGCAATTCAGCATTTCCGCCTGGATCTTTTTGGCCCCACTCAGAAACTTTAGCTACACCAGAATTGTTTATGATAATTACTGACCCATGGTCCATTGCTGCTTGACCATATGCAGCATCAAGGAATGTGGTGATAAGCGATCCCGATGAAAGTCCATTTCCAAGTGTTGGCATAGTCTGCCAAATTGCAGACATCCTTTGCTCCATATCATTAATCTGGCCGCTGGTTAGCTGGCCAGATGAGAATCCTGCCTTAAGTTCATCAACACTTAGGAACCCATCTCCATTACCACCGTTCTTAGGATTATCCCAATTGCCCATTTCAGCGCTAACTAAAGAGTTAGAAATCTTACCCTGAGCAAGATCCTTAAGCCATTGGTAGTTATTTCCCGCTGGAAGCTGATCAAGAGACTGCCCAAGGTGCTTTAAGGATTCCAAAATTGCATCTGGATGCCCACCAGCGAATACGCTATCTCCAGCTTTAGTATCGTCAATTGCGACCCCGCTTGCTCGAAGGTCATCTCTAAATACATCCAAAACATTTTGAGAATGAGACGTATTAAACTCAATTCCAGTCTTATTTGAGAAATCAATTGTTTGTCCACGCATAGACAAAATAGCCTGCTGATATTTTGCAAGGTTAGCTGGGTCTATTCCCCCAAGGCCATTCTGGTACAAGTCAGTAAATTTCCCTCCTGCCTCGCTTACTGCCTGGGCAAACAGCTCATCAAACTTACCGTCTGGACCACCCATCTGCATAATAGCATCATAGATGTACTTTGTAGATGGATCAGATACAAGTTTTTGAAGGAGTTCGTAGCTTGGGGCACCGCTAGTGCTAGTAATACCAGCACGGACACTTTCAAGACCAGCTACAAGTGGATTGCCACTCTTTTCAAACGCGGTTAGCATTGCTTCAGCTGCCTGGTCAACTGGAGAAAGGATTCCTCTAATGCTTGCGCTAACAGAGTCTCCAGCCTTATTGTAGCCATCAGTCTTAGCATCTTTTTGAGCTTGAGCTTGAATCTTTGCAATTGCCAAATAGGCATCGCTATCTTTGCTAAGGCCATTCTGAACCGCAAGATTCATCTGCCCGAGAAGCCACTTGTTGTATGCTGCATAGCTGAGCTCGCCCTTAGTTACAGCATTTGCCTTTCCCTCCTGCTCGACATTGAATCCAGCAACATAGATAGCGCCCTTAAGCTTGTCAGCCTGCGTTGTATCGCCCTCATCTTCAAGGGCTGCAACCTGCTTTGCTCCCCAATCTCGAATGTCCGTCAATGTAACTTCTGAAATACCTTTGTTAGAAAATTCTGATCCTAGCAAACCAAAGTCAACCTTAGTTCCATTTTGCATTGAAGATATAACAAGGTTTTGAACATCGGTCTGATACTGTCGCTCAAAGTCACGGAGCTGAGAATTAAGCGATTCATACTCTGTAGATCCTGGCGGGAAACCCTGCATAGTATTGCGAATATAATCCATAACAAACTGGCCGTCAACATTCTGTCCATTGTACGTGGCGCTATACCTTCCAGCCTTCATATTAGTCTGGTAGTTCTGCATAATACTGTTCATGTCAGTATTTAGTTGCTCTCGCAAAACTTGGTAAACAAGAAGCGAAAGGTTTTGAGCGCCACCGCTCCTAGAGAATAATCCTCGACGTGCCATTTATTGGCCTCCCTGCTGTGGTACTCCGCCTTGTGCGGCTTGCAACATTGCCATGACATCAGCACCACCTCCCTGCGCATTCTGCGGCAGTGATTCCTGTGGTGGATTTCCTTGTTCGCTTGGGCTATTCAACATCTGTGATCCAGGTGCTCCTGGGTTCAAACTTGCCATTGCCTCCATCGCACTATTCTGACCAGCTTGGGCCTGAGCCTGAGCTGCTGCTGGAGGCTGTGCCTGCATCTGATGGAACATTTGGATCAAGCTGCCCATTGTCTGCACTGCTGCAGGGTTAAGGGTGGCGTCAGTCTGCTCATCTCGGATGAGGTCCTTTTCGCCTTCTGGATCAGTAACACCCATTCGATCCATTGCACGCTCAGCAGACCATAGTCGGTTCTGCACAAGGTTAATGGCAGTCTGAGCAAGTTCAATTGTATCACGCGGAGTAAGTTCAGGTGGAGTAATCGAGAGCTGATACTCTGCATCAAGAATTGCGCTAATGGCCTTGTCTTTGTTCTCCCACATGCGGGCGCATGTCTCCCAAACCTGCTGAACCCACGAGTACAAGATCTTGCGCTTTGGCGAGATTCTTGCTTCATAGTTAGCCATCAACTGGGCAATGGCACGGCTTGAGCCTAGAACGCTCGATGGAGCAAGACCAAGTAGAAGTTCATTCAAGCCGGACACAACCGCAAGTTCACGGTCGATTCGCTTGTTGTAGTCTTCAACCTGGAACTGCGGAATGAATGGGCTAATAGGCTCAATGCGGTTACCAGCGCCAGGTGTGGCAACTTGGTTTGGCTTTGGAATAGCATTAGCTGGCACTTCGTCCGGAGCGTCAGGGCCGACGATCTGCCACATCTGCCCACCAATGACAGAGTGGATCATCTGCGCCTGGGCAGTGATCTTCTCGTCTTTCTCTCGTAGTAGCTGCTCGATGTCATAAAGCTCTGGCTTGCCATATGGGCTTCCAGGAATCATGCTGTTTCGAAGCAGAACGTACGGGATAATACCATCAAGTTCTGTATGTTCGGTATGCTTGACTACAGTATTCCCAACGATAATGGCATTGCACACAATAGGAGCTTCACCTGGATTTGTGTGCTTCTTGTACCAGTAGTCCATGACTTCGATCTTCATCTGATCGTACGCAGTCTGGTATCGGATTGGGTCCTTGTGATATGAGTTCAGATAGATGCTAGCAATTGGGTCGTCATGCGTGCTAGCTGAAGTGTATGGAAGCCACTTCCCGCCGTCGTTAACTGGAATTACGTCTACACCGTAGTCCTCAAGCGCTGCCTGTGGAGACAATCCGTAGCTATAAAGGGCCCAGTCCACTCGAGAGTAGTCTGACTTGCCATAGCCAAGGTACAGGTTTTCAGGGGTGTCAACGATCTGCACGCGCGGGATCTTTTTTACTGGATCCCAGAATACCTTAGCAGCAGTAGTCCCATACAGAGACTTAAGCAGGCAGGCCTCTTCTAGGCGAAGATCCATGTCATTAGCATCCCACCATCCGTAGAATACGCGCTCTCGTCGAGCTGCAGCATTGCGTTCTGCGGTAGAAGGGCCAGTTGGAACATAGTTAACTACAGGAGTTACAGCCTGTAGAGATGCAGGAATGCTTACATATGCAGAGTGCACGTTCACAGAAACGTGCGAACGTCCGCTCAGGCGCGAGCTAGGGTCTTCTGCCCAGTGATCAGCGCCACCAAGTGTAAACGTCTGAGGATGGAAGTAATGGTCAAACCGACGGTACAGAGCACGCATTCGGTTTTGCTCAGGCTCAACAAGTTTCTTCTTATTGAGTGCTTCCATAATAATTAGGTAGTTTGTATCCTCTTCAGCAAGGATGCCATTGGCTGCCAGGCGATCCTTTTCCATCTTCATTGCCTTGCGCTGTTCAGCGCTTAGGCTCTGCATCTGGGCAAAGTTTGGAACAATGCGAGAAGAACGGATCTTTCCGCCAGAGATATTTACATCTGCAATAGGTCGACCAGCACCTGCCTTCTTGGTTCGACCATTGGCAATAGCGCTTGGGAGTGAACGATTCTTGCCAGTCTTGGTCTTGGCAGGCTCAAGAGTTGTCTTGATGCCAGCGCCGGTTGATCCAGTAATATCGGACTTCTCTCCTCGGATCTCCCTACGAGCTCGTTCGATTGCAGCTTTAATGGCCTGAGTTTGGCCAGCTGTAGATCCGGTCTGAGCGTCTTCAACCTTAGGCGTACCATAACCACCAGCCTGGTTAAGCTTAGATGACTTACCCTTTACAGATGCACGCGCCTTAGTAACGTTTTCCTTAAGGGCAGCAATGGTCTCTGCCGGAGCAATATTAGGGTCATCTGTATAGAGGGTAGCCTGTGGCTTTCCATCTACGAAGTTAGTGTTAATCTTTTTAAGCTTTTCAGCCATTATGCAATCTCCCCAAAGTAACTAAAATGCGGTTTCTCAAGTGGGTTAGATGGGTTCCTCGTCGAGTGTCGCACAGCTAGGGCAAGTGCCATAACTGCGTCAGTTTCGAGCTTCTTGTCATCTAGCTTGTACCCAAGTAGCTGGCGACGAAGCTCCATCCATGCCCCCTTGCGAGGGAGCTTTAGTTGCTTGCGGTCAATGACCGCCTTAAGATCTCCCAGAAGTTCTAGCTTCTTAGCCTTAGTTCCTCCGAAGTCGAAGTCCCTAAGTGGCTTAATAACGCTAAACTCTTGACGGAAAAGTTTTCCACCAAGTCCGGTAGAGTCTACAATTGTTGTACAGGCTGCCCCTTCCTGGCTGTACAGTAGATGCCCCTCTCGCACCATATTGATCACAGCTGGGATAGTTTGCTTTCCAACCTTGCGCCTGCAGCGCACACCTACAATGGTGTTTCTTTCTGTATAATCCAGGGTTACTGCCCAGGTGGCGTCTGAAGAGATGCCTGGGTCTACGCCCTGTGCGTACCTGCGAGCCTTGTGGGGAGGAATCTCCTCTTCGAAGTCTACAAAGCAGTCGTCTACCATATCAGCGCTAAAGTATGCATCCCTGGATTCGATAAAGAATCCGTCAATGTTCTGTGGGATTAGGTACTCAGCTTGTTGCCTAATGATTGAGTTAAAGTTTTCAGCGCTTAGTCCGTACCCCACGTTGTCTCTGGTAGACAATCGGTATGACATAAACTGGTCATCACGCTCTGGGTTTTCTGGGTTACCTAGTTCCCAGAGGTCGGAGTAGTCGTTGATCCCCTCAGTCGGTGTACCAATAAAGTGTAGTGGGCCACCTGTCGAGAGTCGTCGCAGGTTCAGAACCTCTTGGTAAATCATTAGAAGGTGAGGTTCAAATGCTGCCTCATCGAATGAGATTCCATTCATGTCCTTGCCCAGGAGTGCCTTAGCCTTGTCCTGGGTAGTGCGGAAGTGGATGTTAGCTCCACCAAATACTGGGTGAACCTTGATCCACAAGTACTCTCCACGGTACTTTTTATCAAAGATATAGACTGGGCCTAGCTCTTTGATTATGGGACACCCCCTGCCTTTTTGGGCTGGATGGCCGCCTTGGAAAATCATGACTAGCTCACGATGCACCAATTCGGCAGTTTCCTGCTGGATGCCCACATGATACCATTCGTAGGGATCAGTGGCCCAACGC